GTAATGAGATTTAGACAAGGTGGCTTTGTTGACCATCCAGATGACTACGAGGATGAGGCATTACCACAACAACAAAGGACGTACTATTAATGGCAAAGATGAATTTATTAAAAGGCATTGCATCTTTATTTAAAAGCAAAAGTAAAGACGTAGCAGAGGGAGTGGTCAAACCAGAAAAAGTATTTGCACAAAATTTAATTGACGAGTTTGGAGATGTTGAAGTTAGAGAAGCTTATAGAATTATTGACGACAGAACCCCAGAGTTAGAAAAATTATTTTACAGAGAAGGTGAGTCGAAGCTAGATGATCTTGTCAACCTTCTTGAGTCGCGTTACATGAGCAGTAATAGATTACAAGCGCACCCACTTAGTTTCAATAGACGTGGACCAGGCGCCGCGGATCGTTATATGAAAATAAATGAAACTGGAGAACGGCTCACGGATATGCCGGGTGGACCAGGTGATAGGGTTTTATATTCTAAACACTATGGTGAAATGAGTGACACAGTTATTCAGGGTAAAAAAGTTTATGACACACCTCCAAGCATTCTTGAAGAAGGAACTAGAATAACAGACACAGGAACTACTATAGAAGGCAAAGCAATACAAGACAGCCTTTATGAAAAAACCATAGCAGACATGCCGTTGATCAATAGGATGATGAAAGAAACAGGTAAGACTGAAACAGAGATTAGAGAAGCGATTGCTGACATAGCAAACCAAGGGTACGAGGCTGGTAGTCCAAAACGCATGAGTCCATTTGACGATGATAGCATGAGAGCTTTTGTTTCTAACAGGGAAACAATTCCTGGAGACAAAGAAGACTTTGTAACTGATATGATGGAGAGACTGGGTGAAGGACGAACTGCGTCTGTGAAAAAAACGGTGGACGATATGATAACAGGCATGACTGACGAAAGTGATGCGATTCTTAAAAACATGAAAAAAATGGAAGCAGAGGCAAAAGCCATGTCAGAAATTTCAATGGCTGAACAACAAGAAATAGGATCTGCAATAGACACTTTTAACAGAATGATGGATGCTGGCGATGACCCTGCAGAGGCATTACAGTTTTTGCAAGCCGCACTTAAAAAAACAAGAACAAAACAAGCAGACGGTGGTCGTGTTGAAATGGCCCTAGGTGGAGCTGCTAAAGGAATTATGGAAGCCATCAAACTTGCAGCAAGAGGTGTAAAACCTTTTGGACAAAAACAAACTTACAAACAAAATGTTAAAAACATGGGCCTCTCTAATTTTGACCAAGTAGAAGTAGTTACATCCAAACAAATTGACGAACTTAGAAATGCAAATGACGTGGATGGATTGTTTGAAATGTTAGAGGATGTTGTGTCAGGTAAAAAGTTTGGTATGGCAAACCCTGCACAAAGAAAAGTTTTGCAAGAAAATATTGAGGAAGCATTAAACGATATACCGCTAAATAGGGACTCAAGAGAAAGATTGTCAGAAGATTATTTTAACATGATGGAATATTATAAACCAGATCCAAAAGAAACTGGTAAGGTTATTCCATTTAAACCAAGAGAGAAAAAACTTAAAGGTGGTATAGCTGGTTTACTAAAAAGAATAATGAGTCCAAAGCTGGAAAAAGAAATGGTTGAGAAAGGTCCTTTTCAAACAGGACACAGATCTGACATAGTGGGTGACATGGAACAAATTAAAAACGTTTCAAGAAACGAAGGGGTCACACTCGAACGATTGGATTCTTTGTATGACATGGTTCAACAATCACCTAGATATAACGAAGCTATGAGAGGTGCTATGATGAAACTAGTCGACTATGAAAGATTTAGAGCTATACTATTAGATGACAATGTAAAATTGCAAAGAATGATAGATATGGATCCTGAAGGATCAGAAGAATTTATAAGAATGTTATTTAGAGAAGGTGGGTCAGAGCCGCAGTTTAATTTAGGTGGTTTAGTGCCACCGCAAAAAGGGCCGATGTCAGAGGGCATGGGAACATTATATAGGAGAAAATAATGGCTATAGAAAAAAACAACGACGAAAAAATGCCAACTGAAATTTTGCCTGAAGAAGTAGAATTACAGGCGCAAGATTTAAATCCAAGCGAAAACGTAGAAATAGAAATGCTAGAGGATGGTGGAGCCGTCGTTGATTTTGATCCACAAGTTGGCGCCATGGAGGGCGCTGAAGTTCACACTGCAAACTTAGCAGAATTTATAGATGAAGATGACCTTGTGGAAATAGCATCAGAAGTTTTAGATGCATACGATGAGTGTGCTTCATCAAGAGATGAGTGGGAGCAAACTTATAAAAAAGGTTTAGATCTACTTGGCTTTAAATATGAAGATAGGTCAGAACCATTTCAAGGAGCATCAGGTGCAACACACCCAGTTCTTGCAGAGGCAGTAACACAGTTTCAAGCACTCGCTTACAAAGAACTTATGCCATCTAGTGGTCCCGTTAGAACACAGATCATAGGATTAGAATCATCAGAAAAAGTTTCACAAGCACACAGAGTCAAAGAGTTTATGAACTATCAACTGATGGTAAACATGAAAGAGTACGAGCCTGAGTTTGATCAAATGTTATTTAATTTACCATTGTCAGGTTCTACATTTAAAAAAGTTTATTACGATGCAATACTAACACGTAGTGTATCTAAGTTTGTGCCTGCAGAAGATTTGTATGTGCCATACACATCAACAAGTCTTGATGATACAGAAACAATTATTCACAAAATAAAAATGACAACAAACGATATTCGCCAGCATCAGTTGGCAGGAATATTTAAAGACATAGAGATGTCCGATGAGGGTGTCTACAATCAAAATGATATTGAAGAAGCAAAAGATAAAATGGGTGGTGTTGAAAGCAGATCAGATGATGTTTGTTCTGTATTAGAAGCACACATGAATTTGGAAATACCAGGATACGAGGATATTGATCCAAAGACAAACGAATCAACTGGCATTAAATTTCCATACATTGTCACAGTTAAAGAAGACACAGGAGAAGTTTTATCAATTAAACGTAATTGGAACGAAGGCGATCAGACTAAAAAACGTCAAGATTACTTTGTTCACTTCAAGTTTCTACCAGGACTCGGGTTTTACGGGTTCGGCCTAATCCACATGATTGGCGGTTTATCACGAACTGCCACAGCCGCACTAAGACAGCTCTTAGACGCCGGCACCTTGTCAAACTTACCGGCCGGATTCAAGATGCGAGGCATCAGAGTCAGAGACGAAGCTCAACCGTTGCAGCCGGGCGAGTTCCGTGACGTTGATGCACCTGGTGGAAATCTAAGAGATGCATTTATGCCTTTACCATTTAAAGGTCCAGATGCTACATTATTACAGTTGATGGGCACAGTTGTTGCTGCAGGTCAACGATTCGCGTCTATTGCTGATATGCAAGTGGGCGACGGTAATCAAAGTGCAGCAGTGGGCACGACTGTAGCGCTCTTGGAGCGTGGATCGCGGGTTATGTCAGCGATACACAAGCGTTTATATTCAGCTATGAAAACAGAATTTAACCTTTTGGCTAAAAATTTTGTAACTTATTTACCAGGTATATACCCATATGACGTTGTCGGTGGTCAAAACCAAATATTTAAAACAGATTTTGATCAAAAAGTAGACGTAGTTCCTGTAGCAGATCCAAATATTTTTTCGCAAACGCAAAGAATTAGTGTTGCACAGGCAGAAATGCAGATTGCAATGACAAATCCACAGATGCACAATATTTATCACGCGTACAGACACATGTATGAGGCACTTGGGGTCAAAGATATTGATCAATTACTACCACCACCGCCACAACCACAAGCAATGGACCCAGCAACAGAGAATATTATGGCGTTAAATGGTAAAAAGATACAAGCTTTTCCAAAACAGAACCACCAAGCTCACATGAAATCACATTTAAGGTTTATGGGAACGATGGTTATTAGAAATAACCCACAAGCCATGGCTACATTGCAACAAAATTGCATGGAACACATACTTTTAATGGCACAAGAGCAAGTAGAGTTAGAATTTATGGAAGAAAACCAGCAAATAGAACAATTAAAACAACAAATACAACCTTTAATGCAGCAAGCACAAGAAAACCCGCAGTTGCAACAACAAATACAACAGAATCCGCAAGTGCAACAGTTATTTCAACAAGAAACTAATTTAAAAATGCGAGCAGAGGCAAGAAAAGCACAATTAATTGCAGAATTTACTGATGACTATGCAGAGGCAGAAAAAGAAGTGCTTAGCCAGGTTGAAAATGATCCATTATTGAAACTAAAAGACAGAGAATTAGACCTTAAAGCAAGAGAAGAACAGGCTAGACAGGAAGAAGCAGAGGACAAATTAAATCTAGAACGAGCTAAAATGATGCAAGCCAAAGAGATTGCAGAGGATAAACTTGAACAGAATGATGACCATGCTAAAATGAGAGCCAGTGTATCACTTGCAAAAGATGGTATAAAACAGATGAAATCAACAATAATGACAGGAGAATAAAAATGGACGCTGGCTATGGTTTAAGATTAATGCAAGGTGGTGTAGATAGGACAGGACTTGCTAGTTTAGCTGATGCCGTCGGAACTCCTGGTTTGGACTTAATAGAGAGAAGAAGACAAGAACAAGCTTTGGCTGATGCAATTGCAGCGGCCACCGCTAGCGAAAATATAGGTGATCCTAGTGTTACCACACCAGAAGATGATGTTAGTCTTATTTCTAATCTTGATAATTTTATAA